TTCAAAAATTAAAAAGCCAGTAAATGCCTATGTTTACTGGCTTTTTAACATTGCAATTTTTGTATTGCACACAGCATATATAAGTGCTATCTATCAGCATAAATTATGTATTTATCATTATTTCAACGCACAAAAGGTTGAGCAACGGTTAAGCAACCGTTTTAAACTAAAACGGATTTTAAAGCGCTCACATTTATATTTCTCGGATAGAATAGTGGAGTCCGAAGAAATTGATAAGTTTCAAAACATTAGCTCTACTATATCTCCGTGGCGCAGGAATTAGTAAGGTTTTATCACTATTAATGTAGACAACCTTTATTTTCTCTTTCCAAACAAACTCAGGGAAACACTCAGCCAATTTAAGGTCCTCCCAAGTCTCCCTGCCAACAGCAAGGATCTCTTCGCCTAACTCCCTTTGCATGGAACATATGACCTCCCATGCTTCAGCATAGTTTGATACGGGCACGGGATCCCTCATAAAATGTGGATTGCAATTAAGAATTTTCAGCACTTCATCCACCTCCTCTTATGTACCATAATTACACCATATTTTTAGATTGTATGCAATAAATTAAATATAAAAAAAGACCTTACCAAGTTATATACTAGTAAGGTCTTTTTATAAGATAACTAAACTTCTTCAATTTTGTAAGATAGCATCAAATCATCTATGAGGCTTCTTACGCCCTCTTCGTTATATTCCTTCGGATCAAGAATGACTTCAGCTATCCAGTCAGCAGTCCAAACATAATCCACATCTTCCGGCCATACGAAATCAGGAAATTCTTCTTCCATATCGCCTTCATCCCATGCGGCCTTGTCCCACTTGCCAATGCAAGGAGATTGGCGCATCTCGCGCTCATATATCATGTCCCATGCTTCCTTATATGTTTCTGCGGTTCCCATGAACCAAGGTTTCTTTGCATTTAAGCTATATACTTTTAACATTTTAGGTTCCTCCCCATACAATCGTTCCATACCCTGGCGAGATACTAGCCAGGTTCCTTTTGCCTTTCTGCACTCCTCTGATGTGAATCGTGGTGGCGTGTTCCGTTGACCGGAGCACGCCTGCTTCACTGTAACAGGACTTATCTTCCAACGTTCCGCAGCTTCTGCGGAGGTCATAACGTCATTGAATTTCATAAATACCTCCTTATTTTCCCCAACCTAATGCGATTTCTGTGTCATTTTGCATTTCCGCTACTGCTTTCAAACTATCAAATGTGTCAGCTTGCTCGAAACACATATCATCAAAATCATTTTTGAAAGTATATTCCTTCCAGTATTTACGGTTTAATTTAACTGCAAATGCGTAAAGGTCTTTATTATAGTTGCGAACCTCTGCAACATTCCATTCCTTTAGGTATACAACTTTGTTATTATCGATCACTAAAACAGGGTTACCTTTAATGAACTTCACATTGTTAGTTACGATGATGATTTCATCGTCGCTAATAACATGATTGAATTTGAAATATTTGTTAGAAGTATGCTTCACTTCTCCAAAGAATTTAGTCAATTGAGATTCTTTTACGCTTTTAATGAATTCGCCATACTTGCTCATGATAGGTGCTCCTTTTAATAACTCCCTTATCTTTGTCTTTATTATACATCGAATACGATGTATTTGCAAGTACTTTTTTTAATTTTTTTACACAAAAAAAAAGACCTTACCAGGACATATTCCCAGTAAGGCCTTTTACATTATTATAGTCAATCCATGAGTCCGCCTGCTCATGCTCAGGAGATGCTTGGATCACCTCTCAGTCATCGATGAATTACTACTCCGATTGTCGCGCCCGCTCCCAGTATTTGGGATAGGTTGCGTTGCATCCGTAATCTCTTGATTGTTTTCTTGTCGTTCTCTATTTGACCTTTCAATTCGGTCAAAGAGTTCTGCATTTCGTTTAAGGTAACCTCTTGCTTCATTGATTGAAGTTTGGCTTGCATCAATTCGTTCTCCAATTTGTTGATTGTATTGTGTGCTTCGTTCAATTCTTGTCTCTGCTTCACGACTATAGTCTGCGCTTCTGTCAATGGAACGTTGGACGCTTCTATTAAGCTCAAGGCTTTCTCGTTGTTGCTTTTCAATTCGTTCCACTGACTCACGGGCACGCTGATAGTCGGCTCCGTTTGGTTGATAGAAGATGTATCCGAGGCAAAGACAGATGACGAGCCCAATACCACCGATAATAATATAGCGGTAAGTAGGGTGATTAAATAATACTTTGATTTTGTCATACATCATACCCCTCCTATTGCATAATCCGTAATGCCCCTTGCGATAGCACGCACGATTGTATCAAGGTCATTGTTAAGTAGTGCTAGATCTTCATCATTATCAATGAATGCCATTTCAACTAACACAGCTGTTGCATCCGTGCCGTTTAATACCCATAAATCGGTACGCTGTTTTACACCACGATCAACCGTATTAATACTACGGATGATTTGCGATTGGATATCGTTCGCTAGACGTTGGCCATTGAAAGACTTGTACAAAGTTTCAGTGCCACGAGCTTGTGTATTAAAAGCGTTACAATGTAAGGATACAAATATATCTGCGCCCCATTCATTGGACTCTGCACACACAAGGCCTAAGTCGTCATTTTGTAGGGTTCGAACGTCGCACCCTGCTGCTTGCAGATATCCAGCTAATAGCTTTCCTGCATCACGAGCAACGTCGCATTCACGACGTCCTGTGTTAGGATTTACTGCTCCAGAGTCCAGGTCAATATCATGACCTGGATTTATAAATATTTTCGTCATTACTACTACCTCCTTCTAATTTATCAGGGACACCATTATTATTTCTATCCAACCAAAGTCCTAGGAAGCCTACTACGGCTGTCAATACGCTAGGAATGAATATGTGGTCAATAATATTGAGCCCAACATCAATCAGCTTATTAGTTTCATTTGATACATAACCTCTAGCAAATGCCATAACATACTCTGTTATGACTAGCCAAATAGGAATTAGCATAACAAGTACTAGAATCCGTGTCGCTAGTACTCCAGTAGGTCTAATGTTAGCAACACGAACAGCACTATATGCGGATTTTAGTCGGTTCATGATTTGATATTTCATTATCAGTCACCTCCTATATCGTCCGTGTTAAGCGTGATACTTCTTCCTATGGGCATATTATTTAGAACTTGGATATGCATCAGTTCAGTACTCAGACTCTGAACTGTGGTTTCGAGGTTATTGAGCCTGTGAAACTTCGCAGCATCTCGTTCTTCCAACTTGACCAACTGCTTTAGTATTTCCTGATTACTTTTTGTTAATTCAGCGATACTGTTGATAGCATCAGATAACTTATCGTCATAATCTTTACGTTGTTTATCCATTCGTCGAGCCAAATGGTCATCTAATTCTTGCTTAACCGCAACTAGCGAGGTATGCTCCAAGAACCACACCATCGCACGAAACGAGCCCCGAAGGGCGGCCCAGATAACCCCTAATAGGGTTACCCAGAAGCCAATGTCCGCGAAATACGGTGGAATTCCGAAGTCCATTAGCAATAATCTAATTTCGTCCATTTAGGCCTCCGCTTTCTCCCATTTTTCACCGTAAAGGTTCCATTTCTTGGTGTGATCTGGATTGTAGACCTCTAATGAAATTTTCTGCATCATGACTTCTCGTGGTGGGCGAGATTCCTCGCTAACAGTCATTTTATTAACTCTAATGAGGTCATAAGATTTTAAATCAAGGTTATCATCTGCCCATACAAATGCGGGGATATTGATTACGGCAAGAGAACTGTTAGCGAAAGCATCCCTGTCAATATCAGTGGCCTTTGGCAAATTGATAATATTGTGCTCGGTTCCGACGAATGCTAATGCACCAACTTTAACAACGTTCGGACAGGTGAGTTCACCTTCCAAATCGCTACGCCCATAAAATTGCTTAGGCAAAATTTCTGTAGCTGTCTCGGGATTGAATTCAACAAGACCTTTGATTTTAACAGTATCAACGACGTGCTCAATTAAGTTAAGATATTCAACATAAATATCATCTGCGCCATAAGGCTGAATTTTAATAGTTGCACTCCCAGATTGGATTTCAACAGCTTCTTCCTCACCGCGCACTCGAACTTTAAAGCCATCTTGTCCAGATACTCGAACTTCCGTATCCCCTTTTCTTGGCTCGTTAAAAGTAAGTGGTGCATAAGGTTGCTCAGCCAATGCATGGACAATAGCAGATAATATCGCTTCAAGGGTACCACTATTAATAAGGATATTCTTACCTTGAAGTGCTGAAACAACGCCTGATAAGTTAGGCATCTTCACTTTTAAGGATTCCAACCACTCCGCCTCGGTTCCTACGAATCCATGTGCTAAAGCAATTTCATAAGCACTTTTCCCGTTATTGCCTACCATGGTTGCTTTTACTTCCGCCTCTACTTTAATCGGACCTTCAAATCTTACTGGTAACGCTTCGTTTTGCATAATACATTCCTCCTCTACTTTAATCGGACCTTCAAATCTTACTGGTAACGCTTCGTTTTGCATAATACATTCCTCCTCTAATCATGCATGGCCACATCCTGAATTATGTTGACTACCCCCATGCCCAGCTTGTAATATCGGCTAGGCTCCGATTCCTTATATGCAAAAGCATCATACACATGCTCACCAAAGGACTTGATTTCTAGGGTATCCTTTCCGGAAATATTGAATGTCGCAATCTTCCCAGATGCTACCCCTTGCACTTTAATAACAAGCGGACCACTTGCTCGCTTTCGTATGGCGAATACCGACTTGAATCCAGTCAAATCCACATTGTCATCTTGGACTGCGTAAACTATCCCGAAATCCTCGCCAATATTGAGGTCTATATCCTTTACATTCATTACTTATCATCTCCCTTAATTGAATGGAATCATACCTTGTTTGTCGTACCCGGTCACATCGACTACCAAATACTGAGATGTAGTCTTACCCGAGCAACCTACAGGATACGTGGTAACTGTATTCCAATCAATGAACTGATACGATTTCAGCGATACGGTACTCTCATCGTGAAATCTGAACGTTTGCCACACTCGCCCCGTGTGTGACTTTTTATCTCCGTTATTGATATTGGGCCCCCAAACGGATACATCGATTACAGACATGGGTATAATCGCAACCTTGACGCCATAAGTCTTTGGATCACGGGCCATGTTTGTAAAAGTATCCGGAACGTAGTTTGATAACTGGTTATACCAATCATGCGCATAGTGATCGATTATGCGTAGGTACCTGATGCGGCTATCATATATCACATCATTCTGCAGATTGTAATCTGCTACCCAGGATGCTTTATAGTACTTGTGACGGCCAAGCACTTGCAATGCCGTATTAGGCTTACTACTTCCTACCTTGTCAACAAATCGAATACGAGGTGTATTTGCATTAGCCACAACATCCTCGAAATAGCCGAAGCAATAAAACTTGATGCCGGCTTTCACTTCATCAACCATTGCTTGCGTTACCTTTTCGCCTGGCTTAATTACATCCACTACCAGCACCATTAATCGTTCACGACGTTTATGAACCCACTGAGCTGCGAATTCATATCCTTGTGGAACTGATACTGCTATAAGAGGTGCATCACCATGATATGCGTAATTAGTGACATAAAAGACCTGGATTACATTAGCCTCCCCTGCGATATATCCGTATTGGAATTTACTTGTAGGTACCATCATAGGAGTGTAAGCTGCGGGCTTGAGTGGAATTTGAACTGTTGGCGTTATCCCCCTCATTGCCCCAGTGTAAAGAACTGCATCTTTTTGTTTAGGAAAGCTAAGATATACTAGATTATCATAGGTATCGTTTATAATCGTGACACCTTCTTTATTCTGGATGTTAATAAATTCCATACGCCAACCACCCTTCATATGTAAGATCTTTAAATTGACGATTGATATTATATTCATCCTGGGACACCGCAAAATAATATGTTATGACATTGCCCCTAACCTCTGCCACTAAGTACTGCCCCATGGCTGCGGCCCAGACATGTTGCCCAGGCTGTAAACCATTCACAGTAATTTGTTGACGTCGATTTGGGATGTCAGATACATATATCCGCCCCTCGATATGCGTGAGCCTTTCCTTGAGATTTAGTATGATATTGCCGTTAGCATCATAAGCTAATACATGCGGTTCCATAATACCTCCTACCAGCATCCAAGCTTAATCCGAGGGTTGTTATCATCATCAAAGCCTGTAATAAGATTATCCTGAATCTCAACACGAGCGCCCGTCTCTTTCGAACGAAGTAACCCGATTGTACCGGACACCGCCGATAAACTATCAACATGTAATTTGTCGGCAGTAACTGCGTTAGCCTGAATCATCTTATTAACAATAACGTTATCATCGAACTTAGTCGCTCCAGTGATGTGAATCAATTTCCCCGCAATGTATACACCGGACTGACTGAGGTTAATGCGAGATACCAACTCGCCACCATCAATCTCACCAATACTTTTTTTAACTTGTAAATCGATGCTACCAGCTAACTCAGTAATGCGAGATTCCGTATGTGATGCCAAATTCGTAATTCTTCTAGTGGTCTCTTCAGAATTCTTATTGAATTTCTTGTCAAGTTCCTTAATTCGTTCATCAACTTTATTCAGCCCAAGAGACTCAAGGTCTAGCAAGCTAGCATCAATTTGTGTCTTAATCACGACTTGCTTCTCGTTAACGAGTCCATCTCCGAACACATCCACAAACGAGCAACGTATCCGATATATTCCGGCTGAGTTCGAATACGTCAGCATGGTGCTAGTAGTTTCAAAATCATCAGTGCGTTCATCTCCGATCACGTGGCATCGAATAGCGTAGGCCTGCGCCGGCTTAGTTGAGAAGTAAAGATTGAATCCGCCTAACTGACTTTTTACTACAAGCTCAGGCGCGGCCAACTGTGGAACGTTATACTCATATGTTGATGCAGTCGAGTATTTGCCCAACGTGCTGCGAGCATATAAATAAACCGTATCTGCTCGTTTGGTTAAAGTAAGTACAGCAGAGGTACCTTTAACTCTTGCCAATAAAGCATTCGTATCTTTGCCAGGATTATTATCGGTACGTAATTCGTAATAGTCGACGTCAGCATTAAGCACCTCATTCCATGATGCGGTGGCGTTTCTACTGAAATTAATACCGAAATCACTAGGCATATCGGGTACCGCATCCATCGGTTTGACTATCACATCAACCATTTGAGCAGTTTCTGCCCTGTTGCCAAATCGGTCAACGGATACAGCTTTAATTCGATAGGTCTCGCCCGGGCCCAATGCCTTAATGATCACCTGGCTTGTACTGCTTCCGGCATACTGCCATTCTTGGTCAGTTATCGGCTTACCACTTTTAGCGGTTAGCATATACCATACCTCAGCCACATCAAAGTTGGCCGGATTAGCAGGCGGTTCAAATAGTACTTGCAAATCATAGTACACGCTCTTATCTGCAGTCTGATTATATCGACTGAGTACGTGCAAATTTTGCACATCCTCAGGAGCTTGCATTTTAGGTATAGCTATAGATTTTGTCACGCCGGTAGTCAACTGTCCTAACTCATTAATAGCCTGCACCCGCACCTCATAGGTTGCACCTAGTAGCACATCAGATATCGTGGTAGCATTTTTGGATGCTGGGTAGTTTCCGATATATGTCCACGTATCGCTCTTTACATTTCGGTAATTCACAACTACGTTTGAGACTTTTCCATCACGAGATAGCTGCCACGTTACGCCTATGCGTGAATACATGATTCCATTAGCGCCATAGACATCGCTCACTAACCCTACTGCTTGAATATCAGATGCACCGTGATTTGTATAATCAATGCTTGGTACCGTGCCATCATCTGATACATAGAGTTCTGGATAATATTCCATACATTGGATCTTACGAGTCATTTCTGATAATGTTTTCGTAATGGCTAACACACGAAATGGCTTAGCCGATTTAGAAACCTCTCCGAATGCATATACCGCATCAGGCTGCACCGGTATGGATTCTTTAACGATCACATTGAGACCCGATACATTTACTACATTAAACGTAGAGACAATATCCGTAGAATTGCTACGAATTAGCAACTGATAATTCTTCCCTGGTTGTACCGACACTTCCTTATCGAGTGTAATCGTCTGGCCGCTTACCGCAACCACACGACCGCCCTCGCCCCATTCAGGTATGTCGTGCTGAATTAGAATGATATCTCCTACTGTACACGCTATGGCATCCGTAAACGCCTCTATTGTCACAGTACGTATTTCGTATTTATTGCATCGCAAAAAATGCTTACCGTGCTTATATGCCTGCTCAAGGCTAGTGCACCCCATGAGCTCAACTTGTGCCGGATTCGTTAATGTATCCGACTCGTCGTAAGTATCCCCATATACAGGGATGACGTCTCGTTCATAATCCTTATCCTTGTTAAGGAACGATATTTCAACAGAGTTCGCTCTAGCCTCTACACCTTGAAACTCTTCAGTAAAGCTGCCTTGTTTTATATTGGCTACAGTAAACAACTGCACTGGTGTAGACTGATAATCACTAACACATGTAAACCTAGTTCCTACAGGAATTACTTTCCCTCGGCCTACTGCTTCTGGATACTTCAACGCATCCCATAATCGCATAGCAGTGTCGTATATATAGTTGAATGTAAACCCATTCGTTTTACACTTATCTGCCCACGCCTTAAATGCGTTATAATCAAGGCGCATATGGGGCTGTCCGAATACAATATATTCACCGCCAATCTTACGGCAGATATGGATTAAATCATAAGCAGCCCATGCCGGATTGTCCGCTGGTTGAGCTTCGTACTTATTAATATACGGATTGAACACATACACCTCTGAACGCTCTTGAATCCATGTCACTTTTGGATCGCTTCCGCTTAGTTGAGATGTAGCCAAAGCCTTAATTCCAATGAGGGCTTTCCCCGGATGTACGAAATCGTCATATATAATTTGAGTTAGCTGTACCCAGTAGACCTTATTGACATGGCGCAAGCTTTTACCATCTTTCGCACTGCAGCGCATGCGGATTTCGTAGCGAGCCTTTTCGAGATTGTCAAAGCGAAATACACGATAAAACGCATTATTTGTCGCCTCTTCAATTCGTCCTGAGTAATCAGATGTATTTGTCACGCTATTATCTGACTTAATAAAGTTCCACGCATCCCGACGCTTAATGTGACCGGCCATGCCCTTTTGATTTGCTAAAGGTAATGCCTGCCAGGACTCATCACCTACCTTACGAATTTCTGCTTTTAAAGTGACAGACGTACGGTCAGCGCCGCCGCTATCATTTGAATAATATAATCCGTTTGGGAATCCAACAGTTAACTCTATAGCGTCACATGCATCGCCTTGTACCTGTTGCGTATTCCATGATTCAGTCAATTCATAGTTTAAGGATTGATCCGCAAAGTTATCATTGAAATTTGGGATAACTGTTTGGTCATTTGTGCCCTTTCTGATATCCACCTGCACATCTTTATAATTACTGATTGGGTTAGCATTAATACGAATATCTTCTATTTTTGATAATTCACCCTCACCAGCACAGTATAAAAGGTTAAGATATTGCTTTTCACCATCACTAATTACATGGCGGGATAATAATAACCCAGCGCTTTTCATTCGGCCATACGTCACGGCTAAAGGGTAGCCCTGCCCAGTAACAGTTTCGGTACCTCCCCAGCCATATGTATTTGACTGTTCGGAATTCGAACGGTCAACTTTAGGAGCAGTTAACTTTGAGACAATAGCATTACCTATCATCCCTACCGCCATAGCGATGACTGACCGCCAAATCAAGCTTTGGATACCAAAGATAGCACCTGAAGCAATACCACCGGTAAATACTGCCAACCCTATTGATAGAAGAACACCAAAGAATTTGCCCTCAACTCGAGGCATTACTACAATGTAGTCTTCATCGTTTACAACTGTATCCGGCGCCGCCTCATGTCCATTTACTGAATACGCCCATTCCCCAGGTGCGCTGAAGTAATAGCTGATAGACTTGCCCTGTTTAAATGGCAAATATTTTGTATCCCGTTGCTCTGGCTTGAACGGATTATTTACAATAATTACGTTAACCATCTGCTACTCCTTCCTTTCATAAATGTGCTTCAATCGAGGCACGTACTTTGATATATGTTCTATACATGTGCCACTGTGTTCAGTAGCATGTATAAATTTACCTTCACCAAGATAAACCCCTACATGATCGAGATTTTTACCATATAACGCAAACACCAAAACACTCCCTGGCATTGGCTCACGAACCTCGCGCCATTCATCCATTTGGATTTGGGTATATTCGGGTAGTGATATTCCACTACGCCGATATACCTCAACAACTACATCCCAGCATTTCATTTCCGAGAATGGGGTACCTATCATATCAGTCAAATCACTTATTGGATGCATATAGTCCTCCTTGCGGAATAGTAGGTTCTCCTCCAAATCGAGTACTGTTCCCCAATTCACGACATCGTGCTAGGGTTTTATTGCATTGAGTTTCGCGCCCTTTATACCCACACTGAATACCTTTAAATTTGAACGGACAGAAATCCTTCATCACACGGATTAACGGGAATCGTCGAGTAAAACTAAAGTCAGTACCCAGAGTAAACTCCATCCATTCAGCATTTGCATGAGTTCCTGTAATTACGAAATGCTCCTCTTGCTCGCACACATCAGGTATGTTCGTACTCACTACACGAATGATGACATTGGCTCCAGTGAATCCATTATTAGACTCTGCCATACGCTGGATTGTCCGAGTCACGTTAGATACAGATAACTTAATATTAGGTAGATCCGTTGCATTCTCTGTAACATCTTGAATGGTAAACGGAAATGCAATATATGTATTACCTTGAAATTGGATATTCTCCGTATTGTATACCAATCGAATCGTATCTCCTTTATAGGATATTTCTAACAGCATTAACCACACACCTGTGGCCGATATTTGGTTTTTCTCTAAAATCGATGCCGTTGAGAGCGGTAACATGTTATACCTCCTGTAATTTCACGGTTCCCATCCACACTCCGTAGTCATTCGCCGCAAAGTCTAACTGATCAGCAAATCGCACTTTTAGCGTTTCCCGTGTTTCTGGATGTACCCAGTCGAATACACCCGAACAGTTGACGTCGTCATAGAACGACCGAAGTTTATAGTACTCAGCTGTTGGCAACTTGTATCCTACGGAATATGTCCTCCGGGTCTTTGTCGTCTTCTTCCTGGTAATTAGCGTCATGTTTTCAACTTGGCCTTTATACGAAATATCTGGAGTAGTCTCCTGAATTGGGTATATCGGCCATCGAATATCTGGAAATACTGCCATAGTTATACTGCGGATGCCTTGATGGCGTCACGCATACCTCCTTTGTTTGATTCCATAGCACGAACTACTACATCGATAACATAATTCTCACCATCAAACCTAGAGTTCTGTTGCTTGCTTTCGAGTTCTTGGCCAGACTGATTAACGATATTAACAACTACGTTGTTGCTTGTAGCTCCGCCACTCATTAATCTACGAGTTTCACTTGCCGTATAAATGCGATGTGATCCGGAGGACTGCAATAGTTCTGGTCCGTTTTCACCAACCAACATAAGCCCTGGGTTCGTTTTTCCTCCGGCGGCAAATCGATTGCCCGTAAATGCAGAACTAAACGAACCACCACCAGCAAAGGACGATGTCCCTTTTGCAGCACCTAGTGAACCAATACCACTAACGGCGCCGCCAAATAATCCTTGCAACTTAGGCATAACATATTGTTGGAACGTCAACTGAATCATCATCTTAATAATGGCGTTCGTCATATCCTTGAATATGTCCTTAATGCCTTTACTAAATGACTTCGTTCCTGTTGCCATAGCCTCGAGATTATTTGTCCACGCAGAATTAATAGAGCTCATCGTACTATCAAAAGTAGACTTCGCTAAATCAGCATAATTGGTAGTCTCTTGCTTATATTGTCGAGCAGCTTCTTGTAGACTTGTTTTCAGGCTGCGACCTGCGAGTTCCCATAGTTTTTGTTGAGACTCTAATAGGTTCTTTTCAATCTGTAGCCTTTGGGTAGCCGTTAACTGGGCCTCATTGACTTCACTCCGTGCATAGTCAATATAGGTCTTTAACTCTTCAGCAAGTAAAGCATCCGCGTCACTGCGAGACAATCGGCCAAGCGTAACCATATTGGTTAAGTGGTCAACATTTTCACTTGTTTGAGTGTATGCTAACTCTCTGATTTTCTGCTCGGTATCAGATGCCAATTTTAGGCGCTCTGCCTGAGCTTTCTTTTCAGCGAGTCCCTTATCGCCTACGGCTTTTGTATACTCACGAACGTTATCATCAATTTGGGCTTTTTGTGCTTCAGCTTCCGCTTTGAGTAACTGTAAGCGGTCGCCTGTGCGTTCGAGATCGAGTTTCTTAATATCCTCGTTCATCTTGCGAACACGGATAGTCTGATTTCGTTGTGCTTCGGCTAATCGCTTTTGATACAACTCTTCATTCTTGGCTCTAACTTGAGCAGTTAAGTTAGACTCAGCAAGCATCTTGGCATTTGCCGCACTACCAGCTGAATCAGCAGCACTCGAAGCACCCCCTGCTAGTAAGCTGGTATCAACATACCCTGTAATAGCGCCAAAATCACTTGATACGCTCGGTTTGCTAACTACACCAGTACTGGAATTAGCACCAGTATATCCGCCGTTTCCGTCACTAATGACAATATGGTTATCGCCAAGTACAACCACACCATCGCCGGCTTTAGGAACATACCCATCGCCTTCATCGTGCCAAGCACCAGCCGCTCTTGCAGCGTCCATAATAGATGGAACATATCGAGGTACATCCTTACCGAATGCTTGTAGTACGGAGTCAGAGAATAGCTTGCCGCAATCCGTTGCCCATGTACCATCTGCTCCTAACTCGTATGCCTTACCTAGTTGTTCATTAGCAGCATCCAGTACGCTTACGGCTTCACCAGTAACGCCTCCGCTCAATCCAGAGACAGAACGGATAATATCTCGGATGTTCTTATTGTTAGCCTCATACTGGTTCTTAGCAGTTAGCTTATCAATTTCGTATTGACTGCCGTCAATTTGTAGGCTTTGTAAAGTAAGTGACCGATACAAATCAGCCATGCGTTCCACTGCACTCGTCAACTTTTCAGCCGCTTGTTGGGCTTTCTTAGCTGCCTGCTCTTGGGCTTTGGCCGCTTTCGCTGCTTCCTCGTTTGCCTTATTGATAGCCTCGGTATTCGTTAATCCGCCATTAGCGAGGTCTTCTTTTGCTTTTGCAAGTTCTTCATCGAGTTTCGCTTTTGCAGCATCCGCCTCTTCTTTTTGCTTTAGTGCCGCATCGATTCTAGCGCCTTCTTCTTTTGTAGCTAAGCGGTCATTTTTAATGAATCCGAATAAAGCTGAGTCTTCTATCCAATAACGTGCATCATGTGATTCACGGAACTTATCAGACATTCCTGTTGTTGAGTTCGTATTCTTGTGAATACGTTTACCGTCAACTTCAACATTTAGATAAGAACCAGCTGTTTTAGATGCATACACTGCATCATATATGTTCTTAGCAGCTAGCCCTGCTACCGTAGCCAATGTTACCCATGGGCCCGCGGCAGCAATTGTAGCTAATCTCATAAATCCGAGTGCGCTGGTTAGTGACCTCATAACTATAATTACTGCGCCGGCTTCTGCACCGAATTTGACAATACCTCCGATAGCTTCCTTTTGCTCAGCGGTCATTGTCTCGAATTCTTTAGCTACATCTAATACACCTTTTGCATAGTCATTGAACACAGGAACTAACTCATGGCCGATGGACACTGCAAGTCTTTTACCTGTATTTTCTAAATCTTTCAATTCCCGATTTAGCTTTGCCGATTTAGCTGCAGTCTCATCGTCGATGATAAGCCCCATTGCTTTGGCACGTTCAGCCACTTTGTCCATCTGTTCAGCGGACATATTTAACATGGCGTGCATCTGATATCCAGTACGGCCAAAGAGTTCCATTTCGACACGAGTCTTTTCAGCCCCGTCCTTCATGCCTCTTAGACGTTCCTGTATCATCTTAAAAACTTCAACGGTATTCTTACCTTGAATATCTTCAAGCGTGTAGCCTAATTTACTGAATATATCAGTACTGAGCTTTCCCTCCGCTCGAGCGACTTCCATTTTCTCTTTGGCCATTCCAACATTTTTGGAGAACTTAGCAAATGCACCAGCGCTATCCTCCATAGCAACGCCCATATAATTGGCCACTGCTAATAGTTCACTGGTTTCCTTTGCTGTTGCACCGGTAATGCCTGATAACTTCTTAACGGCTACGTCCCATTGAATGGCCTCTTTGGCAAGTTTAGCGCCGAGTCCTACGACCCCAGCTCCCGCGCCTATCGCCATGAGGTCATTCTTCATTTTGCCGAGGGCGGATTTGGCGCCTTCGGCACTAGCTGTAATTTTCTTGAGTCCAGCTTCCGTATTCTTATCGGTTAGCTGAACAACAATATCAATTAAATTATTGGCCATCCTTGTGCGCCACCTCCAATTCTTTAGCTTCTAACAATACGAGTAAGTCGATAAGATGCGGTAGTGGCTCAATGCCGTAAGCCCTCGCTACTTCTAATACCGCTGGCATATCGAATCCAGCAATTCCACCTGAATGCCACCGTCGTTGCATCCGGCTTGCGTTGTATACTCGCATAGCTTGCCTTGTTCCATCTAATTGATGCGGGGAATTAAACTCACACTCCGAGCAGTCGAAGCTTTGCCTTGTTTCTCGCTGCATCTTGATACAGTCCGAGCAATATTTCGGTTTGTCGGAGTTGAGCCAACTCCACGCATCAATTAGTTTTTTTCGAGTTCAGCCTTTTTTTCGTGCGTAAATCGCATAGTGTCAAGCGCAACTTCCATAAGATCATTGTCTGGCGCTGCGTTGATTTCATCTTCAGTTAAGCCGTAGATGTGCTGCATAATCCATTGTGCAAGGTCACGAGAACGTAATAGACGTTCTGTGTCCGGTGCTTCCTCCGGAACTGGGGTATACAATGGGTCTAAACCAGATTTAATTAATTCACCACGTTCAGCGAATGTTAAGCCTCTTACTTGAATATCTTCAAATGCCATGTTGGCACCTCCTAGTATTGTTCTTGATTATTAACTAATGTAATGATGGATGCAGAACGACCGGAATCTGCACGATAGTACGCCTTGAATGGTAATTCAATATTGACGCCACGTGGACCATCGATGCCTGGAGATTGTCGTTCGTACACAAGTTCTGGCAACTTGAATGTAAGCGACCAGTCATCTTGTTCAAGGCGTAATTCCAAACTGGATTCTGTACCGTTAACCGCTTTGTTTAAAAGGTCCTTATTTTGGAAGAACGCTTTAATTGTCCCGGAAATTGACGCAATACGGGCCACTATGCACTCCTATTGTTAACTAGTTTGACACTCTGATCTTGAAAAGCCCGTTTTCAGGATACTCAAACAGAGTGTCAAGGAAATAAATGAGCTGAGTAGTATAATTACCCAACCGGTTCTTTGCAAGAAAAATATCAATTAACCTTGACGTTGTTTATGCTTAGGATCGCTACAAAGTACACGAACAACACCTTCGCGTTTTACAATTTTACAGTTACGACATAATTTCTTAACGGACGCACGAACTTTCATTGCTTATCCTTTTATATAAATGGGCTATTGCCCAAACCCCTTAAGGTTTGCTTTTTTCAGCGCAGACTCATATTTTGTCGACATTAAATGACTCTGAATCTGAACGATGAAATCCATAATTACCACTACAACAATCAGTAAAGATGTGCCACCAAAATAAAACTGCACATTCCAAGCTGATGTCATAACATAAGGAACCAAACATACAAATGTGACATAAAGACCACCAATTAACGTAAGTCTAGTCATGATTTTATCAATATATCGAGATGTTTGCTCCCCTGGTCTAATTCCAGGTATAAATGCACCAGATTTTTTCAAATTATCCGCAGTATCTCGAGGATTATATTGCATGGCAGTATAAAAGAAACTAAAGAAGATAATTGCTGCAGCATATACAACCAAGTACAAAGGTTGCCCCGGATGTAATAGCATTGATAAATCAGTTAACCATTCCAAGCTAGAACCTTGCCCAACCCATTGAGTCAACGTTGCAGGGAAAAGAATTATACTAGACGCAAAAATTGCCGGTATAACGCCTGCCATATTGACTTTTAATGGTAGATGAGTTGAATGGCCACCTAAAATTTGTCTACCTTGCTGACGCTTTGTATATTCAACTTTAATTCTTCTTTGCCCTCTCTCAATGAAGATGACAAAGTAAGTTACCGCAAATACAATAACAGCGATTAAAAGAAGAACTAGAACATGCATTTGACCAAGACGCGCTTGCTCAATTGTTTGACCAATTGCGGCAGGTAACCCTGCTACAATACCTGCAAAAATAATTAAAGAGATACCGTTACCTATACCTCGTTCAGTAATTTGCTCGCCTAGCCACATTAAGAACATCGTTCCCGTCACTAAGCTAACCACTGCCGTAAAATAGAACCCGAATCCTAAATTTGGAACAAGATCAGGTAACATGTTAGGTAACCCAGTTGAAATCCCTACGGCCTGTAATGTAGCAAGTAAAACCGTTGAATAACGTGTATACTTACTTATCTTACGACGACCAGACTCACCTTCTTTTCTTAATTCTGCAAGCGCCGGATGAACCGTTGCTAATAATTGGATAATAATTGACGCCGAAATATAAGGCATAATCCCCAATGCAAAAATTGAGGCTCGGCTCAACGCACCACCAGAAAACATATTAAACATGTCAATGATGGTGCCTTTTTGCTGTTCAATTAATTGAGCTAATACAGCGGCATCTATACCAGGAACCGGAATGAATGACCCAATTCGGAAAACTATAAGTGCACCTATTCTTCGTCGTGCCATATGTCTTGATGAATCAACAACAGCGTTGATTATATGTTCAGTAGAATTTTTTTGTACATCTTTATAATTAATATTGAAGATATTCGATAGCTGTACCCTTCCTATGTATTCAAGAGCACGTCTTAATTCTGGTTGGAATATAATCATTATTCCTAGTACTCCCCAAGTAACCACTTGTTCAAATATATATGTCATCGTTTTGAATCCAATAAAGTTAAAGAATATTTTCAATCCAATAACGATTAATATACCTTTAACAAGTTGCATACCACGAGTACCTTTTAATAAACTTAGTAATTTATAAACTAAGAACCAAACTAATAATATATCCAATAAATGAATAATTAGTGTAAGAGTACTTACTTCTGATAAGTATTCAGCTATCATAAATAATCTCCTTCCTTTGATTAATAATATCGTCAGCACGCAAAACAACATCTAATGCGTACAACAGTCCACTTTCAATTATATCA